AAACTGAAAATCCATACGATGTTGGATTTGAGGGAGACGGACGAACATTAAAAGCTGGAGCAACTTACGGTTCTGGTAAATTTGAAAATGTTCCTTTAGAAGAAAAAGCTAAAGAAGAAGAAAATTATACAGAAGGATTAAGTCCAATACCTGAAGTATTGGAAATGAATCCAGCACAAGAAGCAGCAAGGAGGATGGAAAAACTTATACATGACCAGATTGAAGAATCTAACGGAGCTAGTGAAATCCGTAATTCATTATTTGAAGCTTCATTATTTGGTACAGGGATTATTAAAGGGCCTTTTAACTTTAACAAAACTCTTCACAGATGGGAAGAAAAGGAAGATGGCTCTAGAAGTTATTCTCCTGTCGATGTTAGGGTTCCTCGTCTGGAGTTTGTTAGTATATGGGATTTTTTTCCAGATCCAAACGCAACAAGTATATCCGAGTGCGAATATGTATTTCACCGCCATAGAATGAATCGGACTCAACTTAGGGCATTATCAAAGATGCCTTATTTTGATAAAGGAGCAATAAGAGATTGCTTATCAGTTGGCCCGAACTATGTCGAAAAAGATTATGAGCAAGCGTTAAAAGACGATTCAAGAACCACAGATGATGCTACTTCTCAATTTGAAGTATTAGAATATTGGGGAGTAATGGATGCAGAGTATTGTAGACAGATAGGTATGGACATTCCAGATGATGTAGATGATCTGGATGAAGTACAAATAAATGCATGGACATGTAACGGTCTATTACTAAGGGCTGTTATAAATCCTTTTACACCATTTAGAATACCTTATCATGCTTTTGCATACGAGAAAAATCCATACAGTTTCTTTGGCATAGGTATTGCTGAAAACATGGATGACTCTCAAAAGATTATGAATGGTCATGCAAGAATGGCGATTGATAACTTAGCATTAAGTGGTTCAGTAGTTTTTGATGTGGATGAGACTGCGCTTGTTGGTGGGCAGTCTATGGAAATATATCCCGGAAAAGTATTTAGAAGGCAAGCAGGAGTTGCAGGACAAGCAATAAATGGTTTAAAGTTTCCTAATACTACTGTAGAAAACATGCAAATGTTCGATAAATTTAGACAGCTTGCAGATGAACAGACAGGTATACCTAGTTACTCACATGGCATGACAGGCGTACAAAGTATGACTCGTACTGCTTCAGGGATGTCAATGTTACTAGGTGCAGCTAGTTTAAATATAAAGACAGTTATTAAAAATTTAGATGACTTTCTTTTAAAGCCTTTAGGAGAAGCATACTTCCAATGGAATATGCAGTTCTTAGAAAAGAATCTTTATGTAGAAGGTGACTTAGAAATAAAAGCTACAGGTACAAGTAGCTTGATGCAGAAAGAAGTACGAAGCCAAAGGCTTACTATGTTTATGCAAACAGCAGCTAACCCTGCAATAGCTCCTTTTATAAAGATGAATAAATTAATTAGTGAGCTTGCTTACAGCTTGGATCTTGATCCAGATGAACTCTTGAATGATCCTGAAGAAGCTGCTATAATGGCACAAATTATAGGGATGCAGAACAATGTTGGACAAGCAACTGGCGAAGCGGTTGGCCCCGATAACCAAGAACAGGGAGCTATGGGAGCCACTGAAGGAACACCTCAACAACCTCAAGAACTTGGAACTACAGGTACTGGTGGGGGCAACATCGGAACAGGAAATGTTCCGTTGCCAAGGGAAGATGAATTTAGTGGTTAGGCTTGAAACCTTACCAGAACAAGTGACCGAAGCATTGGAGAGAAAAGAATAATGGCAGAAAAAAAAGTAAAAGAAGGAAGCGATCAACTCCCTGAACCATCCTATGATGACGGTAAAAAAACACAAACTGGTGGTAGTAGAGGTAGGGGTGTAAGAATTAAAAGATTTGGAAAAAATCTTGGTAAGTTTGCTAACAAAGCTACCGCTTTTGTAACTGGAAGCGAATTTGAGCGTGGTGATCTAGCAGGAAATATAAAAAGAGCAGCGGCTTTAGCGAATCCTGCATCATCTTTAATAGGTAGAAAAATAAAAGAAGCTGTACCTTTAGCAGAGGGTGGATCTTTAATGATGCCCGAAGGTATGCAAAGAGGACAAGATGAGGATATGCCAGTAGATACATATCCTAATATACCGCCAGATGAAATGGAAGAAGCAATGGCTTCTCAAATGTCTGACGAAGATACAGAAGAAAATTATATTAATTTTGTTATGGATCAAACTTTAACTGAAGATGAACAAAATTATCTTGAAGGTGCTTTAGCAGCTGATCCAAAACTATCAGAGATAGTAGATAAAGTTCTACTAACAGCAACAGAATTTTCGGGTGACGGAGAAGTAGACGGCCCCGGAACTGGTGTATCAGACTCAATACCAGCCCGATTATCGGATGGCGAGTTTGTGATTACCAAAAAGGCGACCGACCAAATAGGCGCAGACAATCTCCAACGTATGATGGATGATGCTGAACGTGCTTATGATGGCGGTTATCAAATGAAGGCAGTTGGAGGTTATATGTTCGACAAGGACGAATCTGAAACCGCTTCACCAAGTAAAATTGATGAAGAGATTAAGAGAGCCATGATCGGATCAAATAAAATACCAAGTCTTCAATAATTTTTCGGCTACCTTGGTAAGACAAGCCCCATAAAACTTGACGGAGTTGACATGGCTACCTTGCTAAAAACACAAGCCCCGAAAGGAGAAAGAGAATGTCCGAAGTACAAACAGAGGAGCAAGTAGCAAACCCATATAATGCAAAAAAACCTTGGCACAATATAGAAGAACCTATAGTTGAACAAGGAGCAAATGGTTTGTTTCGCAGAGAAGATAATCAGGCTACCCTTGAAGAGGCCCCTGAAGAAACTAAAGCTCCTACAAAAACGACTAATTATAAAAAAAGGTACGATGATTTAAAGAAACATTATGATCAGAAGTTATCTGAATTTAAACAAAAAGAACAGGAATTATTAGCGCAAGCTAAGTCTGCTCAACCTTCTTATAGTCCTCCGAAAACAGAGGAAGATATAGAAGCGTTTAAAGAAGAGTACCCTGATTTGTATAATACAGTTGAAACTGTAGCTCACTTGCAGAGTGCAAGACAAGTAGCTGATCTTGAAACACAACTTCAGTCTATTCGGCAACGAGAGGCAGAAGTATTAAAAAGAGAAGCAGAAAATACTTTGCAAGAACGTCATCCTGATTTTGTAGAAATTAAAGAATCAGATGCGTTCCATGAGTGGGCTGAAGCTCAACCAGAACAAATACAAGATTGGGTTTATAATAATCCAAATAATGTAGCTTTAGCATCTAAAGCAATAGACCTTTTTAAATTAGAAACTGGCGCAGGACAATCTCAAACTAAACGACAGTCTAGAAAGCCACAAGGTTCGGCAGCAGATATGGTGTCTACAAAGACAACTAATGTTGATCCGAAACAGGCTAAAATTTGGACTGAAAGGGAAATAGCTTCTATGTCCCTCGACCAGTTTGATAAATATGAAGATGAAATTAAACAGGCAATGACAGAGGGAAGAGTAGTAGCTAGTTAATTTGTGTTTTTTATTTTTGGAGTAATTTAACATGGCAGCAAATACTAGTGACCAATTTTTTGAACAGAGTACGGATACCAATGGTAACTTTGGTAATTCTGTCTCTGGACAAACTAATTCATTCTTCTTACCGAAAGTTTATTCCAAACAGGTACTAAACTTTTTCCGTAAGGCATCGGTAGCAGAAGCTATCACAAATACTGATTATGCTGGAGAAATTGCAGCATTTGGTGATACAGTACGAATCATCAAAGAGCCTGTAATCTCAGTTGATCAGTATGAGCGTGGTGGAACTGTTACTAAGACGGCTCTTACAGACCAAGAAGTAACTTTAATCGTTGATATAGCTAACGCATTTAAGTTCATCGTTGATGACATTGAAACAAACATGTCTCACGTTAACTTCCGTGATGTAGCAACTTCTTCAGCAGCTTACGCTCTCCGTGATGCTTTTGACACAGGCGTAATTGCTACGATGTTTGCAGGTGTATCAGCATCATCGCCTAATCATATATTAGGTTCTGACAGTGCTACTGACCTTGCTGCTGGTACTTTTGACGGTACTGGTAACTTGGACATTGGTTACGCATCTGGTGAGCATGATCCTATTGATGTTCTTTCACACATGGCTCGTCTGCTTGATGAGCAAAATGTTCCTGAAGAAGGTCGATGGTTTTTAGCTAACCCTCAGTTTTATGAGCAGTTAGTACAAACCTCATCTAAACTTATGTCAGTAGACTTTAACGCAGGTCAGGGATCTATCCGTAATGGACTAGTAAGCTCTGGTAAACTGCGTGGCTTTGACATGTATAAGTCCAACAACATTGCCGCAACAACTAATGCTGCTGGTAAGTGTATTGCTGGTCACATGTCATCTACATGTACTGCACAAACAATTACAAGCACAGAAGTTATCCGTGATCCTGATAGCTTTGGTGACATTGTTCGTGGGCTTCATGTATATGGTGCTAAAGTATTACGTCCTGAAGCTTTGGTTTCAGCGTTCTACGGCATCGACTAAAATTATGGGGGCTGAAATATGCCCCCTTTTTTTAACTACGTTCATCCTTTAAGGACGGAAGTAGGGGGTTATCCCCGAAGGAACGCAGAACCTTTGGAGAAAATCACTATGAGAGATATTACTTTAGTGTATCGTGGTGTAAAATATACTGTTAAGCGTTAGGAGTATAAAGTGGCACAGATAGGAAGCGAACAAAATCCTATGATGATTAAAGGTAAACGTAGAGGTAAAGTTCTTGGAATGACAGGATCTTTTTATAAACCTGCGAATAAATCAAAGTATGATGCTAATTATGATAGGATTTTTGGTCATCAAACAGAGTTAGATATAGCTCGACAAAAAAGTAAAACATTTTCTATGGAGCAAGATTAGAATGTATCATGGCAAAAAGAAAAAAATGATGGGTGGTGGCAAGCTTAAAATGGTAACAAATGAAAAAGGTGATAAAGTCCCTTTTTATGCTGCTGATGGTAAAGGTAAGATGATGCATGGCGGTAGAGTTAAAAAAGGTCACGGTGGTAAAATGTCAGGTGGTGTAGCTGAATTAGAAGCTGCTTGTAATAGGATGGCTGGCTATAACATGAGTTTAATGACTAAAAAATAATGACAACCTTTTTAAACTTAACAAATGAACTACTAAGAGAAATGAATGAAGTTGAACTGGCTTCAGGAAGTTTCGCTACAGCTACAGGAATACAAGCTCATGTTAAAGATTCTGTTAATAGAGCTTATCTTGATATTGTAAATGAAGAACCTCAATGGCCTTTCCTAGCTAAAAATCTTAGTGGTACTACTGATCCTTTACATGGAAATGTAGCAGTTGAAACTGTAGCTGGAACTAGATGGTATTTATTAAAACCATCTAGTGCCTCCATAACTACTGATTATGGTTTTGTAGATTGGGATAATTTTTATTTAACTACTGTAGGGGTAACAGGTGAAACTGCACCCTTTACTGCTAGAAATCTTAGATTTACAACATTAGAAGAATACAGAGATTATTTTCGTATTTCTGAAAATTTAGATGATGCTGAAGATCAGACAGGTGGTGTGCCAACTAGAGTAATCCGTAGTCCTGATAATAGAAAGTTTGGACTAAGCCCTATACCAGATAAAGTGTACAAAGTTTTCTTTTATGCTTATGTCTTACCAACTGAATTATCAGCTTTTGGAGATGAATTAGTTTTTCCTAACACTTATAAAACTGTGTTATTAAATAGAGCTAGATATTATATTTATCAGTTTAAAGAAAGTCCACAGTTTTCTGCTTTTGCTTTAGAGGACTATAAAAGAGGATTGAGATTAATGAAAGATAATCTTATGACTCCGCAACCTGCTATAATAAAAGATGATAGAATGAGGTTTGTGTAATGTCACAACCCTATGGATTAGCATGTACTGGTGGGTTGCATACAAGTTTAAATGAAATTGAAGCTTTAAAACAACCGGGCGTAGCTACAAAGCTTACTAATTTTGAAGTAGATACAGACGGTGGTTATAGAAGAATTAGTGGCTACAGTTTATTTGGATCTGCAAGACCTAATAGTAGTAATAAAATATTAGGATTACAAGTATATGCAGATGGTGTTATAGCTTGTTCTGGAACTAATATTTATTTTAGTCAAGATGGAGATAGTTGGCTCCAGATAAACAGGGCAAGTGTTGCAGGAAGTGGCGACAACCATACGGCTTTTACAGGAAGATCAACACTAGCAAGAACTAATCAAGGTCAAGTAACTTTTGCAGTCTTTGAAAGTACCTTTGATTATGGACTAGTTTTAATATGTGATGGAGCTAACAAGCCTTTCTTTTTTAGAATGGAAGGAACTGGAAGTCTTACTAGCAGGACATTTTTTGCTGGAGAGGTTACAGTATCAAGTACCAAAGCTCCTACAGTAGGAGTAATACACGATGGGCATTTTGTTGTATCAGGAGCCGATACTGCCGATAATACAATTTATTATAGCGGTACAAATGATCCCACTGATTTTACTAGCACAGGATCAGGAAACATTACCCTAACAGATAAAGTTGTAGGGCTATCAAGTTTTCGTAATGATTTAATTATATTTTGTCAAAATAGTATTTTTAAATTAATAAATATTAATGATTCGACTAATATTGCTGTTGTTCCCATAACAGAAAATGTTGGGTGTATGGATAGAAATACGATACAAGAAATTGGTGGAGATCTTGTATTTTTAAGTCCTGATGGATTAAGAACAGTAGCAGGTACAGCAAGAATTGGAGATACAGAATTAGGTGTAATTAGTAGTCCTATTGAGTCTATAGTTAAAGGAATAGCACCCAATATAAATAATTTTACTTTATGTACTGCTATTCTTAGAAATAAATCTCAATATCGTTTATTCTATAATACAGATGGTACAGCAGACGCTACTGCCAAAGGAATCATAGCAACTTTAACTAGAGAAGGTTTTCAATATAGCGAAACAGAAGGAATAAAAGCAACAGCTATTACTTCTGATTTTGATAAAGATGGAGTTGAACAAACATATCATGGAGATGGTAGTGGATATGTTTATAATCACGATGTAGCAAATGTAACATCTTTTTTCCCCGG